TCGCTCCTGTGCCAGTGCCTCCGGTAAGCGTGCAGGGCTCATGCGGCGTGGCTGTGTAGGTGATCGAGGTCGTTGCAAATGGCCCGAACCAGCCGGTGATCGCGCCCGTGCCATCGACCGATGAGACTTTGAGCGTTAGCGCATTGCCGCCCGCCTGCGTGCCGCCAGGGCACGTTAGCACATCATTGACCGTGTAACCGGACCCGACCGCGCTGCCGTTGGTGCCGTCGAGGAAGCCGTAACCGTTGACGGTGTAATAATCGACGGCACAGGTCGCCTGCGTGCCACCGGCAGGTGGAGCACTGAACGAGCAGCTCGGGATCGAGGTGCCATAGCCAAAGTTGTTGCTGCCGGTCTGCGTCAGAGTTTGCACGGCACCAAGGCCGCCGTCGAGCACCGTCTGCGCGCCGCCCGCGGAAACATTCATGTGGGCGCCAGCGGCTATATTGCCAGTTAGCGTCGCCGGGAAGCTGGTGCCGCACGGGCCATTGGCGCACGTTGGCGCGCTAACGACCGCGGTCGGCGGCGAGGTGTAGCCTGCGCCGGGCGTCAGCGAAACCGCCGCAGCAAGTATCTTCCAACTGCCGGCCGCGAGAATTGCCCCACTGCCGGTGCCGCCGGTCAAGGTGCAGGGCTCGGCGGGCGTCGCTGTGTATTTCGTCGTGCTGAAACCGACGCCCGACCACGTTGCGATGCTGCCGCCAGCGCCGATCGAATTAACCTGGATCTGCAGCGGCGTGCCGCCCGCGGCCAGCGTGCCGCCGCCGCAAGTGAGCACGTCATTCACCGAGTAGCCGGTGCCGACGGCGCTGCTATGCGTGCCATCGACGAAACCGTAACCGTTGATACTAAGATAGTTGACCGTGCATCCAGCTTGCTGGCCGCCGCCAGGCGGCGGGGCGAAGGTGCACGTGCTAGGCACGGCAACGCCGTAGCCATAATTATTTGACCCGCCTACCGTGACGCTGCCGACGCCACCACCGCTGATTAGTGTGCTGACCGGAAAGCTCGGCGGCAAGGCGACCGAGTGCGCACAGCTCGTCGTCAAACAAAGCTCGCCCGTGAAACTGCCGGGCGCGACGTAGCTGCCATCCTTGCTGTAAATGCGCCCGCTCACTGTCCAGGCCGAAGGGGTATCCCACCAAGACGGATTTACGCCGGCAAGGTTGCCGATCATTAGATCGGCGTCCTGGATCGTGACCGCGTTCACGCCAGCGCCGCGCGAGAACAAAGGCCCGCTTTGCTGCACATAATTGTCGCGAACGTGCAGGCCGTGCACCGTGATCGACGCTTGCGCGCCGATGATCTGAACGACCGACGTCATGTTATGTTGGCCGCCAAAGTCCTCGAAATGCGCATCCAGGTCCAGAAACTCGTTCACCAACTGCGAAGACGGGTTGGTCCCAAAGAACAACTGCACAGCCGGGCCGGGCACATTAGGCGTCGTGCTGCTGTAATAGACGTAACTATTGGCAAAGCGGTGACGCGACCCGCCGCCTATCCACAGCGGGACCGAGTTGGCGCCAAACACGCCAAAGATGCACTCGTTGCAAGTGTTCTCATTGAAACTGAGATAGGTGTTGGCGGGAAATGTTTTGCCAGTGAAGGCTGACTGCACGTTGAAATGGTTCGATCCGTCATAGATCGCGCCATAAGCACTCGGCGTCCAATTGGTGAACCACGCGGCATTGAGAATTGTAGTCTCTGACTGGTTGTTGAAAAACGGCGCCAGGGTGAAGTAGCCAGTAATCGTCGGGTGCTCGATGACCATATGGTCCGCACCCACCCAATCATTGGTGATCCGGCCGATGGACAGGCCGATGTTTGGGCTGTTGGTTTGGCTGCCGTAAATATTGAGGCCGTTGATTTGAATCTGCCCCGAGCCAGTCGCATCGATGCACGGCGTCCCGCTCGTCTGGCAAACAATCGTGCTGCCCCAGAGGTCGGCGACGAAACCGCTGCCATACAAGCCAGTGAAGTTCAAGGAGGAATTGATCACGCAACGGCCAGCCGGCAGCCGCAAGATATTGGCGTGAGCAATCGGCCACGATCCATTGCCAGAGACAGCAGTATTGGTGCGAATGGCCGCGACCGCGGCATTGATCGCCGCTGCATCGTCGGTCGTGCCGTCGCACTTGGCCCCGAAATCCCCGGCATTCTTGATGTCGGCCGAGCGGGCGGAAAGCGTGCGCGCTGTCGTGCCGCCATTAGCGATATAGGGCGTGCTGCCGAAATTTGGCGCCTGCACCGGCCCGGTATAGGTCTGCGCCGAAGCCGGCAGCGCCAAAGCGATCAGCAGCCAAAGCAACAATTTCATGCGCAATTATCCAGCCAACCAGACCGTTGAAGACTTGCGGGCAAAGGTCACGCGCGCGCCGGACGGGATCGTGGCCGCGGCGTTGGTCGCCCCGCCAATGAAGGCAGCGCCTGATGGCGGGTAGACCAGCACGTCGCTACCGGCCGTCGAGTAGACGACGACTTCGCGCGCCGGATTGGCCGGCAAGATCACGCCGCCGCCTGTCGAGGTCGAAGCAACTTCATTCACATCAGCGGTCAGCGCCGTGGCTGTGCCCTGCGAATTGCCGGCCGCTGCGATGCCAAACTGATAGACTGGAAGCGGCGGCGCCGAACGGTAATAGCGGTGCCCAGCCGCATCGACGATGATCGTGCCGCCGTTGTCGGCACTGAACGTATCGCTGCTGTTGAGGACAAAGACGCCCTGGCCGCCATCCTGCAGGGCGCTATAGCCTTGCACAAAGACCGCGGCATAGCCAACTGTGTTGAGGCGCAGCGCGGCAATGGTCGCGATGACGTGCACCTTGGCGACAAACTCGCTATTCAGCGCCGAGGCATAAAGCGTGTCGCCGGAGGCCCAGACGGTCATCGATGGTTCTCCAAAGCGGCAGCTTGCCGGGCAATCCAAGCGTTCAGCAAAGCCAAACGACCGGCGCAATTCTCGCGCGCGGCCTCGGCCCTTTGGTAGGCGATGAAAATCTTCACTGCCCATTCGCTCAATTGCGCGACCGTGCGCGGCGCCGGCGGCACATTCGGCGGAATGACCGGGCCTTTGCAGGTCTGCAGATAGAGCGGCGGGATCAGCGGCGGGCGCGGCGGGGCCGGCACCGGCTTGCTGGCGCACGCCGCCAGCAGCAGCAACACAGGCAAAAATCTCATTTCGGCAGTTTGGCTTTGCTGGCTTGGGTGACCGCGGTCAGGTCGGCTCTGATTTCCAATATGGCTTTTTCCAAGGCCGCGAGCCGGCCGTCGAGCGCCGCGACCCGCGCGTCGTCTTGCGCCGTCCAGCGCTCGAGGCCGGCGATGTGCGCCTGCTGATCCGGCAAGGAGCGCATGTCTTGCCGCATGTCCGACAGCTCTTTGGCCAAGCTATCGCGCATGTCGCGCAGCTGCGCCGTGACGTCAGTCTTTAATGAGGCCAGGTCTTTCTGCGCCTGCTCGGCGCGCCCGGCCGAGGCGATGGCCCAAGCCACCAGCCCGACGACGACGACCGCGGCCTGCAGAAGGTGGCCAATGTTAATTTCCCAGTTGACGCTCAGCTGGCGACCCGCAGCAGGCTGATCAGCATTTAGTATTGCACGACGCCTTGCAAACCCAAGTTGGTGCCGTCGTAATACCAGGTCGTCAGGCTGGTCTGGGTCGTGGCCGATAGCGTCAGGCCCTTATAGTTGGAAGCGAAACTGAGCGAGTAGCTGCCGCCGCTCGGCTTGACGATCAGGTAATAAGTCTGGCCAGTGATCAGCCCGGTCGGAAAGTTGATGCTCGAATTGGCTGTGATCGTGATGCGGGCCCCGGCCAGCACGCTGGCATCCCACGAGCCAACGGTGCCGGACATGGTAATCGCGCTGTCCGAGAAGCCACGCCCCGGCACTTGCGTATCGGCCAACGCGGCAAAGAGCTGTTCGAGGTAGCTCGGCAAAGTGTCCCACGGGTTCGGCATGTTGTCGTTGGTGACGTAAATATACTGCACATAGCGGCGCAGCTGCCGGAGCTTGTAGAGGTCGAGGCTGGCCTGGTTATAGACCAGCACCGCGTTCTCGGTGTAGCTGAAATCGCCCTTGCCGCCGACCAGGTTGACCTGCAAGTCGCCCGTCGGGTCGGGCCAGATGCCGGTTTCCCAGGTGACGATAATGTCTGCCGCGCCAACGTCATACCAGCCGCTCTGCTCGTTGGTGCCGGGGTTGCCGACCACCGGGCGCAACCCTAGCCCGTGGCAATAATTGGTATAACCAATGTAAAGATTGACCAGGACATTGCTGGTGCCGTAGTCATACGGCATCTCGTCAAAAAAGATGCCGTCGATCGGCGGCGATGGATACAGCGACAGCCAAGCAGACACGTCGGCTTGCACCGCGGCTTGGGTGCGCGTGATGTCGGTCGTTTGCCCCGGGTTTAGCGGGCCGCCGTAGGCCGTCGAGACGTAGCCGAGCACCGTGGCGCCAGCCGCCTTGAAGCGCTTGATCGCCCCGGCGTAGTTGCCGTCGGCAACCGTGCCAGGCCCGCTCGACGGGTTCAAGATGATCAAGCTCGGGACCATGTGGTATTTGCGGATCAGGCCGCACAGCTGCAAGACGGTCGCGTCGGTCCACGGGTTGTTCGGATAGATATAAAACGGAAGGATCATGCCAGCCGGCTGCATGACCTTGGTGACGTTCAGCTTGGAGGCAAGCGCCGCGTTCAAGTCGCTCGCGGTCAGCAGCGCCCCGGCAGACCAGGGGTAAGGCATGCGCGCTCCTACGGGATCGGGACGGGCTGGGTCGGCACGGTCGCGCTCTGCCCGAGCACTAGCTTGGCGACGGCGTCGCGAAAGCCGTAGACGTATTGCTCGATGGCTGAGGCAAAGTCGGGGAAGGTCGTGGCGTCGAACACATGCGCGGTGCCAACCGGGTAGGCGAAACTGCTGCCGCCGCCAGGCAGCGGCTTGCCGGAGGCGATGCCGGCGGCAATCGCCGTGATGTTGTTCAGGCTGTCATTATCGATGGCGTAGGTGCCGGTCAGCGCCGGATGGCTGCTCGAGGTCACGGCAACGCCCTGCGCCGCGACGATCGGCAGCCACTGTGCAAACAGCACCGCGACTAAGCTCGCCGCGCTGTCGATCTGCGTCGGCGCGTGTCCAGCAGCGAGCCAAGCTTGGTAGGTAGCGTCGCTCGTCGCGACGTATTGCACCCGCGCCGACGACCAGACATGCGCGGCATCACCGGCGACGACCCAATACCAATCGGCGGGGTTAAACTGCGCATGCAATGAAAATGACATCGCCGGCCTCGCTTAGGTGAAAAAGGAGCCGTTGATCGCCGAGCCCGCGGTGCTGCCCGGCAAATACGTCGATGCCGTAGCGCCAGCGATGTTGATCACGCCGCAGCCGTTCATCGTATATTTCGGGCCGGAGATGTTGGCGCCGCTGCTGAAGGTGTTGCCCCAGAAGTTTATGGCCCCGCCCAGATTGGCCAAGACGAAGCCAGACGAGTATGTGACCACGCCGCAGGTGAAGATCGCATCGACGATAGAGACGAAGGCCGGGCCGGAGACGCCGACGCAATACTGCGCCCCGCCGCTGATCTGGATGGCGGCATTTGCCACCGGCGTGTATATTTGCCCGCACTGATAAGCTGACAGCTGCGCGATATAACAGTTACCAAGCACCAGGTTGTTGATCGCTACCTGCGCGCCGCCGCTAGCAACGATGCCGTAGCCACTCGAATTGTAATCGACGACTGAGCCGGTCCCCGCCGTCAGCCAGAAACCAAAGACGCCGATAATGGCGTTGTTGCCGACATTGAAACACATGCTGTTGGGGGCATCGACATGCACCGTGGTCGGGGACGCCGTGTTGCCGATGAAATTAACGTAACTGTTATTCTTGAAGCCAACGGGCATCCCAAAGCAAGCTACGCCGGCGTAGGTGCCGGCCGCCACATTGATCGCGACGCCATAACCATTCAGGTCATAACGCGTCATGACCGTGTCCCACGCTTTTTGCAAGGTGGCGAACGCACTGCCAGACGTCAAGCCGGTGTTGGTGCTGTCGTTGCCGCCGCTGGCATTAACGTAAAGATTGAGGTTGGCTTGCAGCCGGATCCGGCCCATCGTCGGCGATTGCAGCGCGGCGATGAAGTTGTTTTCCAACGTCGCGATGGTGCCGTCGTCGACGGCGTTCACGCCAGCCTTGTCGACGATGAACTGGGCGATCATCGCGGCGATGATCGAGCTTTGCCGCAGCACCTTGTTGGCTTGGTTGGACTGCGCGATGCCAGACTGAAACCCGGTCAGGCGCGCTGCCAACGCGGTGTAGGTCGCCGTGTCGATGACGTTCGCGCTCGGCCCCGGCGCGAACACCTGGAAGTCGTTTGTTGCCATTCGCTCCTATCCTAAGGCGGTGCCGCTGTCGAGGTGGCTGCTGTTCAAGGTGAAGCCGCCGCTGCCAGCCGTGCTGCCAGCGAACAGATTGGTCGTGCCCCAGGCGCCGACGTCGAAGCCGGACACGTATTGGTTCTCGACGTCGAAGCCAAAGAGCGGGCTGCCATCGACCGACGTCACGTAATAGATAGCCTGCACGCCCTCCGGCTTCAGCGGAATGTAGCCGCCCGAGAGCAAGGACAGCATGACGGCGCTCGGCAGATTGCCGGCGACGCCGACCAGCATCTGCATGTCTTGCGTGTCTTGGATAAAGACCAAGCTATTCGGCAAGATGATCTGCAGCGCGCTCGCGGCCTCGCTTATCGTGCTGTCCCAGTCATTTGCCGCGATCTTGGCGCGTAGCAGCAAGCGATAGGTGTCGTCGTCGAGCGCGACCAGCCCCTGCACCGGGTCGAACGGCCCGAGCCAGCTGCCCTGCCCCCAGCCGAGATTAGGCGTGTCGAACGAAAACCAAACGTTCGGCAACGGCGCTTCGACATAGCGCGAACGGCCGACCCACAGGCCGACAGCGTCGAGCTGCGCGCCGATGGCCGTGTCTAAGTCGAAGGCCTGCGGCAGCGCGGCGATGAAATCCTGCAGCGCGGTGAACGGCGCAGCAACCCCGCGCAACATCGCGGTGAATTTCGGCTTGTCGCGATGCAGCCCGGTGACCAGGTTCACATAGTCGTCGGGCGTCATGTCACGACCAGGTTCACGTTGCCAGCGGCCGTGGTTGCTGCCTCGTTGTAGGCGATGGTTACGTCGCTGCTCGCCGGCGACGCCGGGCTGCGCGCTGCCTGGATCGAATTGGCCACGATGGCAAACGTCGCCGCGTCGGCGCCGGTCAGGTCTGCCAGCGGGTAGAGCTTGCTCAGGTAGACGTCGGCGCCGATCGGCAGGGCGTTGATGTAGGCGACGAGCGCGTTAACGATCTTGGTGCCGATGGCCGAGGTGTAGCCAGTGAACGCTTTGATGGTCAGCGCCAGATTGATGGTCACTTCGGTCGGGCGGGAAAACTTGATCACATGCGGGATGCCGTAGGCGTCGGTGATCGTCGTCGCCACGCTGCCGTAAGTGCCAGCTCCCGGCGTCTTCTTGGCAGCGATCTCGGCAGCAATCGCCGTCGCGTCGCCGCCCTCGACGATCAGGGCAATGTTATTGCTCGGGATGCCGTTGCTGTCGGTGAGCTTGGTGTCGTTTTCGTAGGCTTGGTAACG